ATCTCACCTTCGGTGATGTCCGGCTTGTCGGCATAGGCAGCGACCCGAACTTCAATCCGGTCTTCAATGATCTGCACCGGGGATGCATGATCCCATTTGTCCCGACTTTTCCAGCTGGCCACCGTCGATCGGGGAATATTACGATCTTCCGCAATCTGCTGGACCGTCCACCCGCGCCAGTATAGGGATCGCGCTTCGCGCCTTTCATCGCGGCGCATGATGTCAAACCCGTTGAGCGGGGGCAGATATTCTCCGCCATCCTTATCGGTGGCTGCGGAATTTACCGAAGATTTGATTGGTGCGTTCATCGAGCGTTGCCATGCACCGAACCGACCCGGCTTTACCTTAGCGCGTTACTGTAAGTGCGCGACTTACAAGATGACCCAGTTGCATGATCAGCCAAATTTCGGCCCCAAGGCGGCATTGAACGGGAATATCCGTACATCAACAGAACTTTGGAGCTTCGAAGCCATGAAAACCAAAAAATTCCTTCTCGCCACCGCAGGTTCCACCGTCGACGGACGTACAATCGATGATAAACTGATCACGGAAATGGCCAGCTCCTATGATCCAAAGACCTATGGGGCGCGGTTGAATATCGAACATATCCGGGGTCTTGGCACCGAGGGGCCGTTTCGATCCTATGGCGATGTGATCGAACTTTCTACCGGCGAAGTGGAAGTGAATTTCAACGGGTCGATCGAAAAACGTCTGGGTTTGTACGGCATTTTTGATGTCGATGACTCGGCCAAGCAGCTGAATGATGCTGGCCAGAAAGTCTATCCATCGATCGAGATTCAAGACAATTTCGCGGGTAAGGATTTCGCCTATATGGTGGGATGCGCCCTGACCGATAGCCCCGCAGCGATCGGGACTGAGCGGATGAAGTTCAATCGCCAGCTTCCTGGAACGATCAATCTGACCGCCGAAAATAGCGGTATCGATGCCGCGTTGCTCGAATTTGCCGAAAATGACGCCCCTGCAGATCCTGCCGCTACGGGATTTTTCGCGGCGGCCACCGATTTCTTCAAGCAGTTCACGCCTGGCGAACCCAGAAAGCCTGTTATCGAGCCGAAGCCGGACGATCAGCCAGCTGACCTGAATCAGTTCATCGACCAGTTTTCCACGATGTTCGGCGACTTTGCGAAAAAGGTTGATGCCGGATTTGCTGCCCAGAGCGATGCATTGAGTACCGCCATCGGCAAGGTCGATGCCCGCTGTACCGAGTTGTCGAACAGCATCGAAAATACCGAAAAGCCCGGCCAGCCACAGCGCAGCCAGTCCAATGGAGAAAATTTCACCAAAACCGATTGCTAACCCGTTCCGCCCGCATCGGAAATCCCTGACGCAAATACCGGCCCCTGGGCCAGACCAACCGCCAAATAGCCATTAAGGAACCTCAAATGCTTAAAGCCACCCGCCAACTTTTCTCCGCTTATGTTTCCCAGATCGCATTGTTGAACGGCATCAGCGCGGCAGAAGCATCGTCGACAAAATTTTCTGTCGACCCATCTGTTGAACAGAAGCTGGAAGAACGGATGAAGGAATCCAGTGAATTCCTGTCCGCAATCAATAGCGTTCCGGTAACCCAGCAATCGGGTGAAAAGGTTGGAGTCGAAACCACCCGCACGATTGCAGGCCGCACCGACACCAGCGGCGGCACTAAGCGCAATCCTACTGATCCGACCGACACCACGGACCAGAACGGCTATTTCTGCCGCCAGACCAATTACGACTGGGCGATCCGCTATGCGAAAATGGACGCATGGCGCCACAAACCCAATTTTCAGGAACTGCTCCGCAACGCCATCCTGAAACAGCAGGGCCGCGACCGGATCATGATCGGATTTAACGGCGTTAGCGCCGCGGCAACCACGGATCGTGCAACCTATCCGATGCTTCAGGATGTCAATAAAGGCTGGTTGCAGCATATCCGCGAAGACGCGCCTGCCCATGTTCTGGACGATGGCTCGCTGACCGTTCTCAGCGATGGTGAAGACGATGTTGCGGTCAAGGCCATCTATGTGAAGGCCGGCGCGACCTTGTACGATGAATCGCTCGACAACAGCACCACTGGTGAAGCTGATTATAGTTCGCTTGATGCGCTGGTACTCGATGCCAAGTCTCTGATCGAGGAATGGCACCGCAGCGACACCGATCTTGTTGTGATTGTCGGCCACGACCTGGTTGATGACAAATATTTCAACATCGCTCAGACCGCTGGCGCCACGGCGACCGAAGTCGAAGCCACGGATCGGATCATTCGCTCTGATAAGCAGCTGGGCGGCCTGCCCGCTGTCCGGGTGCCATTCTTCCCGGCAAACGCAATTCTGATTACCCGGCTCGATAACCTGTCGATCTATTGGCAGGAAGAAACCCGCCGCCGACAGATCAAGGATGAACCGGAGCTCGATCGGGTAGCGAATTTCGAAAGCGTCAACGAAGATTATGTCGTCGAAGAATATGACATGGTCGCGCTGGTCGAAAATATTGTTCTGGGCGCATCGCCAGAGCGCACCGCTGCTTGAACGTAACCGAATAACAGAACCGAAGCCCGGCTATGGTTCACAACATCCGGGATGATGGCAGCCGGAAAGCCATCATCCCGATCCCAACTAAGGAATTCCGCATGACAAGCCTTGCCCGCCGCACCCGCGCAAAGAAACTTGCCGCCACCGTTGGCAACTCCGGCCCGGCTTCCGCCGCCGGCACCGCCGCCGAAGCACCGAAGACAGGCAAGGCGGCCACCGAATATAACAATCTTTTGGCTTCGCTGCACAATGACCTGCGCGAAATCAGCGACATCCAGTCGATCGAGGCGCGCAATCCGGTCAAGGTCAAGAAAATGGCTACCTATATCGACTGGGTCGACGGCGCAATTTCTGCCGGTCAGGAACAGGATGGAAAGCCGGGCACTGCGGTTCAGGATGAAATTGTTGTCACCATGCTGATCTGGGCGATCGATATCGCCGGAGAAATCGGCGGCTACGATCTGGGTCTGGAAATTGCCGAACATTGCCTGAACCACGGCCTTGCCTTGCCAGAACGCTATAACCGGACACTAGGCTGCTTTGTCGCTGAACAGATCGCCGAACAGGCGTTGGCTCAAGGCGGCGATGTCCCGCTCGAAGTGCTGGTCAAAGCGGACAAATTGACCGAACGCGCAGATATGCCGGACCAAGCGCGGGCGAAGCTGATGAAGGCATTGGGCCGCAGCTATTTTGCGGCCGCTGAGAACTTCGACGCGGAATCCGATAATGCAGTTGCCGGCGGAAAACCTGCTCTTGCCACCACTGCCCTGAATCATTTCAAGCGGGCACTCGCGCTTGATGCCAAATGCGGCGTCAAAACCAATATCCGCGTCACCGAGAAACTGTTGCGGGATCTGGGCGACCCCGGACAGCAGACAACCGAATAAGGCTCGCCCTGCGGCGCTAGGGGGGCGGATGACAAACCGGATAACGGGGAAACCCGAGAGGCCCGGTTTTTCAATCCTCACCCCCCTTGAACAAGGATAATCCGAAGCATGACCAACCTTGTTTCCACCCCCGCCAGGCCTGTTGATGCGGAAGATGCCACAATGGCTGTCGATGGCTGGTTTCCGCCCGTCGACATCGCATCCATTCGCGCATCCTTGCGGATCGGCGAAGGCATCGTCACGGCCGAGCGGATGATCGGGGCGGTCGAAGGCGCGATCCTGACCGCACTACAGGCGCTTGGTGAATGGCGGACCGCCCATGCGACCGCCGGCATCGCCACGCTGGCCGATATAGCGGATATCAATATCGGCGACCGCAGCCGCCCGGAAGTTCTTTGGGACCGGATAATCCGCTATTACACCGCTGCGGAAATCGCCGACAATTACCGCGATATCAGCGCCACCAGCGATGGCCGTGACCGTGCCGAGGAAGAAAATCTGACCGCGGACGAATATCGCCGTCACGCGCATAATGCCGTCGCGGATCTGCTGTCGATCGGAGTAGCTGGCAATGATGGTCATATTCCGGTGGCACGCAATCAGGTGGCGTTGATCTGATGATCGTCACCGCACATAAGCGCGATACCATGGATGCTCTTTGCTGGCGCCATCTGGGCAGCACTGTCGGCGTTACCGAACAGGCATTGGCGCTAAACCCCGGTCTGGCCGCAGCCGGACCGATATTGACTGAAGGGCAGTCCGTGACGCTGCCCGACACTACCGATGCCGCACCATCGATCCGTGAAACCATAAACCTGTGGGATTGACTGGCTAGAAAGCCAGAAATGACAAAATTCGGAGTATATAATGAGCAGCAAGATTGAAGCAACAACAGCATCGGTGGCAAGCGCAGCTGCAGCAAGCCCGGTCTGGTTGCCATCGGCCCAAGAAACGGTTGGTATCGCAGCCTCACCACTGTGGGCAGACATGCTCGCGCCGCTGGGCGTTTTGTGGCTGGTGATCCAGATTGCATTCTATCTTTTCGAAAAATGGAAGAAATATGTTTCGCCCCTCACCAGCGATCGCGGTGAAACTGCAGATGGGGACAGCTGATGGCGACGAATGCACAGAAAGGGGCGGTCGGCGGGCTGGGTCTGATCGGCCTTCTGATTGCCGCCGTGCTGACTGTCGAAGGTGGCTATGTTGACGATCCGAACGATCCCGGCGGGGCGACCAATCACGGCATCACCGAACGGGTAGCGCGTGACAATGGCTTTCAGGGCCGGATGCAGGATTTGACCCGGGCTGATGCAATCAACGTGTATGCCCAGCAATATATCGAACGGCCTGGCTACGGCCCGCTGGTCGATATCGATTTCTGGTTTGCCGAGGAAATTATCGATTGCGGCGTCAATGCCGGGCCATCCCGCTGTTCGCGCTGGGCTCAGGAATCGCTCAATCACTTTAACCGCCGCGGGCAGGACTATAGCGACATTGCCGAAGACGGTCGCTTTGGTCCGGGCAGTATCGCTGCCTATCGGTCGCTTCAACGCAAACGTGGCAGCAAACTGGCCTGCCAGTTGATGATCAAGGCGACCGATGCGAAACAGGCGCAGCATTATATGCGTCTTTCCGCCGGCAACAGCAAATTTGAAACCTTCATGCCAGGATGGATGCGGACGCGGGTCGGCAATGTCGATCTGTCGAAATGCGGCACGGTGCCGGAGCCGGAATCATGATCAACAAGATTATGGCATTGCGACCAGTCGCATGGATTGTCTCGCATTGGCAGCTGGCGCTCGCTCTTGCGGGTGCCCTGTCCCTTGCGCTGATCAGCGCCTATTTGATCGGCCGCAGCCATGGTGGGAACGATGTGCTGGTCGATGTTGCCCAGGCTGGGCAGAAGGCGAACGAAGCATCCACAATCAGCGCCGGTGAGGCAGCCGAAGAAGCTGAAATTGAAAGTGCCAATATTGGCAGGGATAAGGAGAATGCAGATGCAGCTATTCGCGCAACCCAATCGGCCAATATTCGGCCTAGTCTTGCTAGCGATGCTCTTAATTGTGAGCGCCTGCGGCGATCGGGTCAAAATCTCGACGGGTTTCCCGCCTGCAAATCTGGTGCGGGTCAAGACGGAACCGGTAGCCGGCCCTGACGTTTTTACCAGTGAGGAAGCGGCGCAGCTGTTCAACAGCACGATCGATGAATGGGGCCGCGAAGGATGGTCCCGGGTCGGGATGATCTGCCGAGATGCGGAACGCAAAGGCGCCCTATATCCCGAGAAATGGTGCCCACCGGCGCCGGAGACGGATCAGTGAATAAACCCAATGCCCTGCGCAAGGCGATAGAGGCCAGCAACTCGAGCCTTGCCCGTGATCCGGATCGATTGTTGATGTTCGTCGATCGGGGGAATGTCCGGTCGCCTATGACTGCCAATTTCGGCTTCGAATATCGCTATACGCTGAACATCATTATCACCGATTTTGCCGGGGACACGGCATTGCTGATGATCCCGATCCTGTCGTGGCTGCGCATCAACCAGCCCGATCTGCTGGCTCCGCCAAATGAGGCGCTGTCTTTCGAGGCAGATATTCTCGACAATGGCTCCGCGGATCTGTCCATCGAACTGCAGCTGACCGAACAGGTGACGGTGACGCGGCGCGAAGACGGCGGTTTTGACATGCAATATGTCGCTGAACCGGAAAACCTGTTCGATGATGAACTTGGCGCTGGCGGTATTGATCCGGTACCGGACCTTTCGGCTATTTATCTGAGCACGGGCGAGAAACTTTTGCCCGACGAGCCGCCCCTGGGCGCGGACGTTCAACCATAAATGGCTGACGATCTGGAAGCTCTGGAACCTTGGCTGGGCGATATTCTCGATAGCCTGTCCCCCGGGCCAAAGCGTCGCCTTTCGCTAAAAATCGGTCAGGCCATCCGCCGCACAAACAGCGCCCGGATTGCCAAAAATGAAGAACCTGATGGCCGCGCGATGACACCGCGTAAGCCGCGACAACGACGATCGACAAAATCCGGTAGGCTGAAGCGCAAGGCAAAGATGTTCAGGAAGCTGCGTTTGGTCCGGAATATGCGTCTGCGCGCCAATCCCGATGGCGTGGAGTTGTCGTTCAAAGGCGGTGCCGCCCGGGTGGCCGCCGAACATCACTATGGCGAGGAAGCGTTCGTCGGCAGAACCCGCGACGGCCGGACCATCAAGACGCGCATGGAGCAGCGCCGCTTGCTTGGTTTTAGCCGAGATGACCAGGACGCGATCATCGATGCCCTGGCAAAACATATTTCGCCGGGCAACTGATGGTTTTTACTGTGTTGTAAGGGCGTTGCTTACAACGTAACCGCCTTCCAATAATGTCTGGCCACCGCCAATCGCCAGTTCATGGTTTCATCAATCGCCACATCCCCTGCAGTCGACCTTTCACGCCTTCCCGCGCCGGATCTGATCGAGCAACCGGCTTTTGAAACCCGCAACGCCGCAAAGCTTGCGCGCCTGATCGAGTTGATTCCCGAGTTTTCCGCCCTGGTCGAAAGTGACCCCGCGATAAAACTGATCGAAGCTGATGCCTATGACGAAACTGTCCTGGCTCAGGCGTTCAATGATGCGGCGCGCAATTTGCTACTCGCCTTTGCCAGCGGCGGCTCCCTCGATCATCTCGGCGCGCTTATGGATGTTTCGCGCCTTGAACTGACGCCGGCAAATACCGAAACCGGAGATCCGGCAGTGATGGAAAGCGACGATGATTTTCGCCGCCGTATCCTGATCGCACCGCACAGTTTTTCCGTGGCTGGCCCCGAGCTCGCCTATGTTTATCACGCCCGCAGTGCCAGCGGTGATGTGCTGGATGCCAACGCTTCTTCGCCAAAGCCCGACGACATCAAGGCCTTGGTCAATAGCGTTTTGGTTGACGAAGGAGCTGATGCCAGCCTGATCACCGCAATGGCTGATGCTCTTGATGCAGCCAACTGGCCCGGTGACGTCCAAGTCTCGATCCTTTCCCGCACCGGGGATGGTACCGCGCCGCCCCAGACATTATCGGCGGTCGAAGCGGTTCTAACACATGACGAAGTCAGGCCACTGACCGACAATGTGACGGTGCAAAGCGCGGATATTGTTGATTTCAATGTGACAGCAGACCTGTTTTTATATGCCGGACCGGACAGCGGGCTGATCATACAAGTCGCAACATCCGCGCTTGATCTTTACCTAGCCGACAATCGCCGCCTTGGCCGCGACATCACCCGCGCCGGGATCATCGCTGCGCTGAAAGTCGCGGGCGTGCAGAACGTCATCTTGACCGAACCTGCCGCGGATCTTGAACTGACCGAACAGCAGGCTGGCAATGCCGCCAACATTACCCTGACCAACGCCGGAAATGCCGAATAGCCATGGCGCTTGATCCTGAAATCACCGAGAAATCACTATTGCCACCAAATTCGAGCGATTCCGAGCATGCGTTGGAAGATACGCTGCGGATGGATGTCGACATCTCGGCCGTAGGAAACTTGTGGAACCCGGCGACCTGTCCCGCTGATGTCTTACCGTTTTTGGCGTGGGGCTTGGCAATTGCCCGATGGGATTCAAGCTGGACCGAAGCGGAAAAGAGGTCCGCAATTGCAGAAGCCATCCCTTTTCATAAGCGCAAGGGGACCCGCGCCGCGGTCATGGAGGTCCTGGAACGATTTCACCCGTTGCTGGAACTGGTCGAAGGATGGCAAACCGATCCACGCGGAACACCGCACAGTTTTGAAGTCCGCGCACCGGCGGCATTAATTCCCGCAGATTTCCTGACCGCTGAAACTGCGACATCGATCATCCGCGATGTTGCCGCTGCGAAGCCTGTTCGTTCACATTTCAATTTTGTCCAATATGTCGATGCCCATGCCACCAGTTACCTCGCAGCAGCTTTGCTGGCCGCCAGCTATAGCCGCTCTGACCTGACAGCCGCCCATAATAACGATCCTGAATGGGACAATTATCTGCAAACCGAAAATGGTGAACCGATGCAAGCCGAATCCGGTCAATTTTTGGAGGTACTATAAATGGCAAGTTTGATGATGGTCATCACCGATGCCGGCTTTGATGCGTTGGTCGACGCACAGGGCGGCGGTTCTGAGAATATCAAAATAAGCTACATGGGGCTGACGGATACTCCATTTGTCATGTCCCGAACACTGACCGCATTGCCCGGGCAGTTCAAAACAGTGGAAACCTTCGCAGGGCAGACGGTTTCGGAAAATATCATTCATCTTTCGGCCTATGACACCAGTACTGAAACCTATGATGTTACCGGCTTTGGGCTCTATCTCGACGATGACACCTTGTTTGCGGCCTTTTCGAGTGACGCTGATCCAATACTGACAAAGGCGGAGTTGGCGTGGTCGCTTTTTTCTCATGATATCGTCTTTGATGGCGTTAGCACCGCCGACATTGATTTCGCCGAAGCCAGCTTTCTGAATCCCCCCGCCAGCGCAACGGTAAAAGGGGTCGCTAAAATGGCGACCGAAGAACTGGCCGATGAAGGGCTGGATCTAGAAACGATTATGCCGCCGGCTTTGGTCAAGCGTTTGATCGATGCTTATGCCCAAAGCGTTGTCGAAAAAATGATCCCGGCTCGCTGTCCGATCGCATGGTACCCTGAAAGCGCGGTCGACCCTGTGCCCGATGGCTGGCTATTATGCGACGGCACGAATGGAACGCCGGATCTGCGCGACAAGTTCATCGTTGGTGCGGGTGGTGATTTCGATATCGGAGACACCGGCGGCAGCGATACGCACGGTCATGGCGGTTCTGTCCAAGATCACACCCTGACCACCGCCGAGATACCAGAACATCGACATTTTGTGGCCGTCCCTGGCGTTTTTGATGCGACGCTCACCTCTAGCAATTCAATCGCAAAAGAGACGGCTGCGGGTGGAGATACTGAGTATATCTTGCGCGGTGATAATGCCGAGCCCTCGATCGGTCGAACCAGCGCAACCGGTAGCGGCGATCCGCATGATCACGGCCTAACGATCAATGATGCGACCACCCTCCCGCCTTACTACGCGCTTGCCTATATTATGAAAATCTGATCCGGAGCCAACTCAATGTCGAAAATCAGTCTACTGCCACCCGCTGATCCCCTAGACGGCAGCGAAGCCATCCCGCTAGTTCAGGACGGCGAAACGAAGAAGGCGGTGCTCTCAGAATATATTGAAACGGCGGCTCGCGAGCAGGTGGAAAAAGCAGAGCAGTTCACCGAGTCATTGGGTGAACTGTTCGAAATCTCCTATTTTGGTAAGCACACCACGCCCATCAACACTGGATCCAATGTCGGGGTCGGGACTTATGTCTTCAACGACCCTAAGCCTTATGACCGGGTGATCTCACTAATTGAGGTCTACTGCGCTAATTCAGCTACTATACCGTTTTCCGCATTTAGCCGAGATGGGTCAGTCAACACGGGAGAGGGGGCTCCGGTTTCAAAATCTGTTGTTTCTGGCCTGAACACCCTAGAGATCGAGATTTTCGTGCCAGCGGGTCAGTTGCTCGGCTTTTACCTTCCCGCAGGGAATATCGTCCGTAGGTCGCTGACGGCGGCAGACGGGGGCGGATATTACTATGTTGGGACGGATGAGACAGAAGGCAGCTTCACTGATTCTTCAGTCACCGATACGGCACAAATTGAGATGCGGGTTATCGCATCTCATCAAGTAGTAACCGCCGAATCACAAAAGGCTATTCAGCAGACCGCTGACGATTTGCAGGATGCTTTCGATGTTGAGCCGATTGTGAACCTGTTCGATCCTGATAAAGCGATTGACAATCAGGTCATAAATTTGAGCGGCACATTCACCGCTGGATCGGGTAAGATATTCCTCGGATTTCAGGCGGTCGAAGAGAGCAAGACCTACACATTCAAACTCGGCCACTGGATCGGCTTTGCTAGTGAGTTGACGTTCGTTTGTCTCGATGACGGGGGTGACGATAATTCACCGTCCGGGGCTTATGAAGGTATCGCTCCGGCGAACGGCTCAAACACCAGCGCGCCTAATCCGCCGACGATCACGTTTGACGGCTATGATACCGCAACAATCGTCATGCCAGCGTCAACGGACGTTCGCTATATTGGGATCAACACCGGCACTTGGGCGGGCCACACTACCGCCGATTTTGACGCTGTAGTAGCTTCAGCAATGTTCTACGAAGGGACGGAAGATACCAAGCTGATTCCGCCGACAAACGTGAATTTCAATCGCTTGAAAGCCACCCACCTTCCAACTGCCGATTATCTGACGCCAGCGGTTTATCCGACCGCCGGTAGGGGTGTGTTTCAACGGGTTGGAAACAGTCTCTATTGGCGCACCAAATGGTCGGTAACACAAGACCTTGTGCAGCGGTTCATTATTGAAATAACCGATGATGCCAACTCGCGATACCCCGAGTTCGGCGGCACTCGGCTGATCCCGATAGCAGCGGCTAACACGCCGGCAGCCTTCACCAACGGAACCGAGATTTCCAAAACACTCGATGATGTTGGCCCACTCAGCTACGGCGGCACGTCCGGAACCACGGACTATAGCTATTTTGGCGGATCGCACGGCTGTGATGATGCTATAGCGTTGACATCAACTGCCCACGGAAAGGCCAATGCCGACATAGGTTCGATCTGGACGGACGGCGCAACACAATTCGTGATTTGCCGGATAACCTCCGCAAATATTCTGCTGATGATGGCGCGCAATCAGGCAACAGCGCCTGCATGGGATTTTCCCGACAGCATCGCGGGGACGTTAACTCACGTTTCAGGAGCGACAAACACCGGCAGCATTCCCATAACCAGCCAGACCACGGTGCAACTTATTCCCGGTACGGTTCGCAATGAACTGACAATCCGCCTGGATGGTGTTGCATCAACGGAAGTCGGGCCGATACTGGCAAAGACCTTTGATTTGAACCACAGGCTAGACATTGCCAGCCCCGCTTCAATCGTGACATTCCTTGAAAACAACATCGGTTCGACAAGCTGGAACGACGATGACGTTAAGGCAGACGTTACCCGCGATATTATCTATCGCTGGTCGGCGGGTGGGGCCTGTATCTACAGCGAAACGATTGTTCTGCAAAACGGGCTGGAAATTTCGCACAGGTTCGCAGCGCAAGCGACAAAGATCGAAGCACCGGCCAGCGGCACAATTTCAGCCTACGTTCCGGGAACAGATCCAGTTCCTATCTCTACTGACGGGATGACGCTTGCCGATGTAGCCAACGAATATGCGCTGACGGTGACGACAGAAAAAGATATTACCGTATCGGACAGCTATTGGGACTCTGCAACCGAGCCGCCATTGATGACCGCGCAGATTGCCAAGGATAGCGGCGGCGACAGGGTGCGCAGTTTTGCAATCGGCTTTGTGCCGGATCGCGGCGATGCTATCGCGCTGGAAGACCTTTGCGCCGCTACCGTCACCATCAAGTCGAGCTCACCAGGAGGGACCACCGGAGAGGACAAATTCTATCTGCTCGGCGCTGCGCCTGATTATAACGAGGCAACGCGACGGTTCGACGGCGAGTTCGCGGCAGCTGGTACTGCCTACAACGCGACAACCTATCGCGGGTGGACCAACAGCGAGGATAATTCAGATATTCGTCTGGAATTTTGGGGGGATTGTCCGGATGGTCGCGGCATTGTTGTCTTGGATTATGCGGCTGCACAGACCTTGAAGAAGGTGGCACTGCATCCAGAATGGGCTGGTCGCGCTATCGAAGTAACCGAAGGGGGCGGCCTCACGCTGGTGAGTGGTGATCGTGTCGGCACGGACGGGATTGTTATCAATACGAGCGGCGCTGGCCGGGCTGTTCTGACGGTGACGGGATGATGTTTAGTGAGTCCGAATATCCGCAGCACTGGTCGAAGGATGGGCTGTTGGCGCGGATAATGCCAGCAGCATCGGTCCACCAAAAAACATCCAAGCTGCAGCCACCGCGCAGACCGCTATTGATCGAAACTGATCTCGACGAAGCCATGCCACGATCAGTGCCAGCCCGAAGAACAGGATTACGAAAATCAGCCCAACAAAGGCAATTGAAGCCATTTCGGCGTTCGAAATATAACCAACCGGTTCGATCAACATTTTTCTTCTACCTTTAAAGTGTGCGACAACTTATAGCTTTAGCCATAAAAGCAAAAGGAAAAACGGTTTCGCGGAAACTGAGGGCGTGATCGAGCACCTACCGAAATTATAGACTACTAGGTTCAGCCGTTGTAAGTGATGGACTTACAACGGCTGAACCTAGTATATCGTCATCCATTCATGCTTTCCGCATGATATGATTTCATCACAGCCTACAGCTGAAGATATTCCCCTCGATCCTGATGCCTTGCTGCGCATCGGGACTGTGCTATCTGTGGATCTGGAAAAGGCCCGATGCATTGTACAAATCGGGGATCCGGAATCCGGCGCAATCGAAACACCCGCTATTCGCTGGGCAACGGGCCGGCAGAGTAAAACCCGTATCTGGATGCCGCCGGTCGCTGATGAACAAGTGATTGTGGCCTTCCCTGCTGGCGAGCTCGCTGCGGGTATCGTGATTGCCTCGATCCCGAGTGACATGTTCCCGCCTGCCGGAAACTCCTCTATTGATCTGGTCAGCTTTGAAGACGGCGCAATCCTTTCCTATGATGTGGAAACCACCAAGCTGGTGGCCCAATTGCCCGCTGGAGGCTCCATTGCCGTCACCGCCCCTGGCGGCGTCCTGATCGATGCCCAGGACGGCGTGACAATTGACGGACCGGTGACAATCAACGGCGATGTTTCTGTGAGTGGCGCAATAACGGCCAGCGAAGATGTCACCGCAGAAGATATCAGCTTGAAAGAGCACCTGCATGGCAGCGTGGCCTCCGGCTCTGCCAAAACAGGCAGTCCGGAATGATTGGCCCTGAATCATGATCGGAATGTCCAAATCAACGGGTACAGCCCTCGAGGGCAATGATCACCTGGCACAATCGCTGGCGGATATTCTGTCGACTCCGCTGGGGACCCGAATACAGCGCCGTGATTATGGATCGCTGTTGTTTGATCTGATCGATCAACCGTTGAACGGTGCCACTCGCGCTTTGGTCCATGCTGCCACCGCTC